GAAGGAAAGCCGCACGTATTTCTTGAGTTTCTTGTTGGCAACATCCAGCTTCTCCAGGGCGGTCTTTCGATGGTGATTGTCCGCATCGATGGTCAGTTCTACCATGGCATCCATGATCCGCTTCATGTCTGCGGTCATGGCGTACCGTTCGGTTTTGGGGAAGTTTTGGAGGATGGGATAGGTGTCCTCTATCATCTTGCAAATCTTTTTCTGCAGGATGGAGTCCGTTGGCTCCCATTCGTCCGGGATGTTGGACAGGTACTCGTTTGGAACTTCTTGCACGGCTTTCCTTCCTTTCATCCGTTGTAGGCAATCGCTCCCGTGGTGAAGGGGTCGCTCACGCGACCCCAATCAGGAGCCAGTTACGCAGTTGGCAAATCGGCATAAGCGGCGCGGAGGCCGATGCCCGCGTTCGCGCTCGCGCGGGTGTTGCCGTTGCCGTAGCCGCAGAACACTCCGGCATGGGTGGTGTTGCTGTAGTAGCCACCGCCGTTGACCAGGCGCTCTGCGGCGTTATTGTTGAAGTACAGTTGATCGCCATCGCCGTAATCGGCAGCAACAGCCCCGTCCTCCGGCAAAAGGGCGAAGGCCCGGAGGACCTTCTTCGCCGCATCGCTGATATCCTCACTGCAGGTGATTTCGTGGATGCCGCCCTGGATGGTGTCTCCAGTTTGGCCTTCTGCGATCGTGATAACATACTTCGGCTTGCTGGACACCTTCGCCACCTTGATGGAGTTCGTGGTGGTACCAGAGCCATTCGGCGTGACGAACTCACCGGTGGTGGCATCGATTGCTTTCCACTGATCCGAAGAGGCAGCCTGGGAATGGCTCTTGTCCGCCCCGTTGTTGTTAGCCAGGAACTGCAGCTCACCGTAAACGGTGCGGAAGCCGCCCTCCCATTCCGAGACGTTGCCGTTCAGGTCCATGATGCCCTTCATGGTTCCGTCATGGCTCCAGGTCAGGGGGCCGGTTCCGGTCCGGGTATGTAGGATGTTGCCGCTGCCGTCATAGGTGGCGGGGATCGCCACGCGAGTGGTTTCGGTGGTGTCCTTTCCGTAGTTGTTATTGCCTTTGGGGAAAATCCCGTGGGCCTTGCACCACAGAGCGATCATACCCCATTCGGCCTTGGTCATCATGTGCCAGCCAGCGCCTTTGGCTTCGCAGTAGCCACGGGCGGTGTCCCAGGTCATGTTGTTCGCCGGGTCCCTTCCGGGGATGCTGTAGGCTCTGCCGTCCTCGACGATGTTCTGGTACTTGGAGATGTAGATGCCGTCCACCACGGATCCGTTGATGATGAAGGCGGGATGGTAGGTATCAGCGCCCCCGGTGATCACTTCGCTCAGCTTGAACTTGGGGATGTAAACCATGACGGAGGGCTTGCCCTTGTCATCGTAGAGCAGTTTGTTTCCGGGTGCGACGGCCTGCAAGGCCAGGTCGGCTGCATCGTATTGTGCCATTGTGCTTGTCCTCCTTATTCGTTATCGAGGGCCTCGGTGAGATCGTCGAGGCTCCAAAGGGTGAGGGTCACCGTGTCCATGTCCAGGGGCTGTCTTTCCGAAGGCTCACCCTCGGTTTCCGGCTCAGTGTACACGGCGGCGGGGATGTCGATCTGAGCCACGTAATAGAGGCCAGCCCCGGTGCCGTTGCAGAGGTTGCCGTCCCCGTCTACGCAAACGTCGATGTGGACGGGCCAGTCCTTTTCCTGTTTGGCCAGGTTCAGGGAGAGGTCATCGTCAAATGTGATCCGCTTGCCGCTGACCTCGTAGGGGATTTTTGTCCCTGCGTTCTTTTCGATAACGATCATACGTTCATGCCCTCCTTGATTTTGTAGGCGACGGTCACGCTCTTTGCGGATCCGTCAAACTCCAGCTTGAATCCGTTCAGCTGCTTGTCCGAGACGATGATGTCGCCGGGGGGTCCGCCGCTGTAAGCGGTGACCGACGTTTCCACATCGTAGAACAGGTTGTCCCTGGTGTTGGTGATTGCCACCGTGACCCGGCTGTTGTTGAACGGGTATTCCTTGCTGTTGGTCAGGGTGACCGTTCCGGTTTCGGTGGCGCTTGCCGCCCTCACCAGCTTTGCGATCTGACGCTCATCCTGAATCAGGGATGCCACGATCTCCCGGACGGCCAGTTCGTTGGCTGCCGCCTGGACGGTGATATCGTCCACGTGGTCCGAGAGGGCGTTGAAGTCATCGGCGGGGGCGTAGGCCCCGGTCCCGGCCTGGATGGTGACCGTGGTGGCGTTTGCCACCTCGACTTGGTAATTGAATACGATGGTCGAGGGGTAGGTCCCGTTGTAGGCCGGGAGATAATCCGCGATGCTCTCGTTGGCGCTGACGGCCATGCTGTAGAGGATTTCGCCGTCATCCGGGTCGATGGCATAAACGCCGATCTCAGTGACCTTGAAGCCTGCGGTCACCGTGGTGTTGTTGAAAATGCTTTTCAGCAGCACCGTGGTGTTGTTCTGGACCTGCTTTGTGCTGATCCCGACAGACAGCTTTTGGGCCTTGAGGGCGGTCCGGTTGACCAGGCTTTCCGATGCGCTGTAGCTGCCGGAGCCGATGACGCACCTGGTAATGGTGGGCGTTCCTCTGCCGAGCTGCCACTTAGCCAGGAGCGCCAGCCCTTTGTTGGTCAGCACACCGGGTTTGAATTCTGCGGCCATGTTGTGTGTTACCTCCTTTTTTGGATTGTCATATAACCTCGGTGGTGGCGGGGTTATATCCTTTGGGGAGTTGCGCCGGTTGTCCCGGCGCTCTATGCGCTGGCCTGCACGGTGACCATCGGCACCGCCTGCGTGAAGCAGGCGGCGGATAAGCCAGCGCCTGTGGAGGCCAGTTCGTCCAGCACATTCCGAATGGTCACGCGCTGGAACGCCTGCGGAAATGCGCCGAAAGCCACAGGGGTTTCGGCGGTCAGGGTTTCGTTGACTATGTTCCGCACTGTGTTCCTGGAGTAGGTCTGCGGAAGCGAGGCCCCGGATATCGGAATGTGAACAGTCCGAAGGAATTTGATCATCCGAAGGTGGGAGCGGGTGTTCTTTACCCGATTGATGATGCGGTTGATCTGCCCCATGAAGTCCTGCGGGTCCTGCATGGCAGCTCCGGTTTCTAGGTCGAATTCTCCGGGGACGATTTCACCGTCGTTTGGGTCGAAGTCGAACCACTCCACCACCTGGCCGCTGCCGAAGATCACGGTGGCCATCTCAACGAGGGCGGACGGGGTTCCTGCGTGATAAAACCACACCAGGGAATTGGAGATCACGCCCCGCTTTTGTTCGATGCTCATGTCCTCGGTGTAATATGGGGACCGAAGCTCTACGGCCAAAACGTCCAGAATTTCCTCCGGCAGTTGGTCGATCATGGCCAGCGTCCGGGTCCTGTCCGCCTCATCGAGGATCCGTTGCTTCTCCAGGCGCAGGGCGTATGCCAGCGCCTGGATCTCGGTGTTGTATTCGGATTCGTTCAGAAGGAGGTCCGTCAGCTGTCCGTTGCGGATGTCAGTCATGCTCAAGCCCTCCGTATGTGACGGTCACATCGGGATCCCCGCCGCCGTCCAGGGCGACCTGGGCCACCTCGGTATCCGCCACCGTGGTGAACACCGGGGCGGTGACCTCCACCCGCTTTGCCCCCGCAGCGACCACCCGCTTGATCAGTTCCGATGGGTTGATGTCCCTGCCGATCTCAGAGGTCTGCCACTTGATGAAGTCCTGGACCGCATTTGCGACCTCGGTCTGGATCATATCGGCTTTGGCGCTCTCACTGAGGTTGATCTTGTAGGTGAGATCGATGGAGAAGGTTTTCGCCGTTGGCGTGGCCACGGTAACTTGATCGGTCAGGGGGCGGATGTTGCTGTCCTGCAGGTAATCCTCCAGGCCGCTGATCACCCCTTCCTCCGGGATGGAGCCGTCCTTCATCAGGATGTAGATCACGACCTCGCATGGGTTTGGGCTTGTGGGCTTCACGGATCCGATGTCGGTGTTGTATGTCCGGGTCCAGTAGATGTATGCATCATCCGGTCCGGCGACGCTGTAGCTGGACGGGGCGAGGAATACCCGCTCCGCGAGGCTTTCGTCTGTCTCCAGGTTGGTGCCCCCGCTGGAGGTGTCCGTGTTGGCCACGGACTCCACATAAGCCACCGGGTCCACCAGGACGTTCAGCTGTCCTGCGGTGAGGTCGTTTCCAGCTACGCCGACCTCGGTACATTCGGCTTCGATGTCTACGGTCAGGCTGCCGATGGGGACCTCCCCGTATTCGATGGTCTGAAAGTAGACGCCGTCCCCGTTTGTTACACGGGTCCCTGCCGGGATCCCGACTGCGTAGCCCTTTGCCTCTGAAAGGGTGAACCGGATCGTGGCGGTGGCGGCGGCTGCCTGCTGCCTGGTAACGCCACGCCCAGCAGCGAGGTTGTCCAGGAAGTCCCCGTAGCTGTATTTCAGGAGGTCCTGCTTCCCGGCCCTCTCCACATACTGTTCGATCTGGTAGAGGTCCAGCGCCACGGTGTAGATCAGGATTCTCATGGGGTCTGCGGGGGCGAGGCTGATTTCCTTGCCGGTCAGTTCTTTGTATCTGGCCTCATAATTGGCAATCAGCCGGGTCTGCATTTCCTTCAGGGTATCGTTGTCCGTGAAGGAAACGTCCGGCAAATCAAAAACGGATTGCAGCGTATCAGACACTTTCGATCACCACCTTTGCTCTAATCTGTCCCGCCGCATCGGCGGCGAGTTCGACCTCCAAAACGGAGACCCTCGGTTCGTATCGGTCTACCTTGTCGATGATCTCGACGGCGACCAGGTTTTGGGCCACGTTGATGGGCTGTCCCAGGAAGGATTGGTCGATTCCGAACTCCCGATCCAGCGGGGCTGTCCCTGCCGGTGTCATCAGAAGGTTGCGAAGGCAGCGGAGGACGTCCTCTTTCTCCGGAAGATCGCCCCGGATGTTAAATTCCACATCTCTGAGCGTCATAGGTATTCCTCCATCGTCACATTGACCTTCGCCCGGACAAGCTGCCCCTGCTGGAGGATGTAGCCCCAGGCTTCACTTATCTTTTTAATCTTGAAGCGGTTGCTGCCGACCCGCTTCCCGCCGATGACCAGGGTGTTGACCTCCCCGCTCTCCACGGCCTTTGCCAAAAGGTCCAGCGTGGCCCGTGGCTTTACGCCGAGAGTGGCATCCAGTTCCATGGTGAAGGTAACGCCCTGCAGGTCCGGGCGGACAAATTCTGTCCGGTCTTTTTTCCCGACCCGGCTGTGGTTTGCCCATGTGCCAGAGACCGTCCGGGAGAAATCCTTGAAGGTCAGGATGCGGATGTCGCTGGTAATAAACATCAGCTTGGTGCCCCAGCTGCCGATGAATGCCAACCTCTACACCTCCCTTTTAGTGCGGTCCTGTGGTTTCGCCGTGTGGAGCCGTGTGCGTGTGGGACTTTGCGCTGATTGCGCCAGCGGTAATGTCCCCGGTGGCGCTGATCGCTCCACTGACTGAAATGGTTCCGTTCTTCAGGACGATGGTGCAGCCGCCAGCCTTGATGGTGAGGCTCTTGTCGGATGCATCATATCGCTCGTAGGCTTCGCCCTGCGTGTTTTCGTATTCCTTGCGGTAGACCCCGGCCTTTCCTTCGATGGGACGGTTCGCGTCGCTCCAGATGGGGCCGAGAATCACGGCGGAGGTCGTTCCGTTGGAAAGGTGGCCGACCAGCACCCGGTCCGCGACCTTTGGCATCCAGTATTCCCATGCGAGGAAGGGAAGTTCAACCGTGGTAGATCCGTCCCGGTCCTCGTATGTTACCCTTGCGGTGCCTTTGGCGTGGTTCACGCTGCTGATCTTCCCGATTCTTAATACCTGCATTTGGCCCTCCTATGCAAAGTAGAGATCTGCGGCTTTCACCGCCGCCGTCACCACGCCGTTGATTCCGATGATGATGCGGTCATCCGGCTGCCCCTTTCCGCCGACCTGTATCACGGTGTATTCCGTGGTGTAGACGAAGGACGCAAGTCCGCCCCCACTGTAGGTTTTGGCTCCCTGGGTGACCCGGACGCGATCTCCCTTTTTGAAGGTGTCGGTGTTGTTCTTTTCTTCCTCGGTGGAGTTTGCGATCTTTGGCGGTTCTTCCTGCTTCCCGATCCGCTTCTCGACTTTCCGAAGGGAGAGGGTGGTCTTTGTGGAATCGCCCACCACATGGGTTGCTTCCTCCACGTAATACTTCCCGCTCAATTGGCCGAGGTTTTTGATGTTGATGCATTGCGTGGCGATGATATTCCAGGCCGGGGTGCGGAGTGTGATCTTGAGGGTGGTGGTGCCCTTATTGGCGTTGTTCACCTTCGCCAGAGCGATCAGCGTCGCCTCGGTCTGATTGTTCGCCGCATCGTCACAGGTCAGGATGCGGTCCCCGCCGCCGACCTCCACGGTGAAGGTCTGGTCCTTCTCGGTGTGGGTGTATTGGTATTTCACCCCGGTGTATGTCCCCTCCAGCGTGGTGTTCCACGTCCAGTTCGGCTCGAAGTCCGCCTCTGTGATCGTGGCCACCTGGGGCTTTGCCTCGTAGGCCGCTTCATCGAAAACGACCAGCCGGTCATTGTAAATCTTGAGGGCCAGTCCGTATTTCACGACCAGTTCGTTGAAAAAGGAACAGTCCGACTGTTTGTCCTGGGCTACGTTTTCGATGGAAATTTCGGGGGCATCGTAAACAAGCGAAAGCCCAGCCCTTTTCGCTACTTCCTCTCCGATCTCTTTGATCGTGGTCATCTCGTAGGTGTTGGTCCTCTCGGTGACCTTGAAGCCGGAGGTCGATGGAATCGCCACCGCTTCAATGTTGCACCGGAGAGGTCCGCCCTTGAACGAGAAATCATCGATCACGAAGGTTCCGCATTTCAGGCTGGTATCGACGCCGTCTTTGTCCCAATTGTGGCGCTGGATCGTCGGCTTGAGGCGGTCCCCCTTTTGGGGGAACCAGCCGCCGATCCAGCGGCGGTCCCTGTCACTCAGTTCGATGCTGATACTGTCGCTGGAACCGGAGGCCACATCGGTGTATTTGAAACTTGAGAGGTATTTGCCTATCTCATCGGCGCTGGTTTCGTTGTAGATCAGGTCAACGGTGGCATATCTTGCGGTTGCCATCAGTCCTTCCTCCATTCCGGCAGGTCGCCTTCATAGGCTTCTTCCTCTGAAATTTCAGGGACGCAGACGGTTACCCCGGACGGGAATACCTGGTAATCCAGGAGCGGGTAGTTCTCCCTCTCTTGCATCAGGCGGTCCGCCTTGAGTTCATCGCCGTAGACCTTCTTTGCGATGATGTCCCAAGCGTCCCCGGATTCCGTTGTGTAGGTTCCCATGTCTGCACCCCCTAGAAGTTCTTCCTGTTATTGGTCTTTACCCACTCGTCCATCATATCGTTGAACTCATCCTGACTCATCCTTGCGGCCTCGGTCATGTCCTCTTGGCTCGGTGCCTCACCGTAGAACTGGAAGGTGGGGGAGTAGGTGATCTGGTAGATCGGGGCATCCCCGCCTCCGGGCCTTGGTTCACCGTCGCCCTTGCTGCCGGTCAGGAGATCGGCAAGGTCAGCCAGCGTCTTTCCGCCGTCCCCGGCTGTCAGAGCGTCGAGCCTGTCAGCAAGGGCGGAAAGTCCGGCGTTGCTGTCGGTCCTGCTGACAACATCGGCCATGATGGTCCGCATTTGGCTCCACAGTTCCGAAAGCGGAAGGACCGCCTCTTGTCCGGCCTCCCCTCCGCCGAGGAGGGTGCCTCCGGCCATGCCGAAGATCTGAGCGCCGTTCAGAATTCCGCCCTCTTTGTACCAGCTGACGCTGAACTTGGGGGCGCTGGGCGGGTCGATGCTGAAGGATCCGCTCACCGAAATATGCGGGACCTTGAGGTGCGGAAGCGACCAGGAGAAGTGCATTGCCGACTTCATCGTGTTGACGGCTGTGATCACCGCCTGCTTCGCCCGGTTCATCTCGTTCACGATGGAGGATGCTATGCTGGTAAACGTGGACCTCGTGGTGGAGAGGACCTCCCGCATGACGGAGGTGAACTCGTTCCGAATGGCGACCAGGGAAACGGTGACCGACCTCTGCACGGCGTTCATCTGCGTGGTGGCCGTGGTGGTGATCTGCGTGAAGCTGGTACGAACGACCATGACCATGGCGGTCATGCCGGTGGTAGCAGCCACCCGGATTGCGGTCATGCCGGTGGTGACCACGGTACGGGATGCTGTCATGCCGCTCTGCATCGCGGTCCGCATTCTGAGCATGGAGGTCGTGATCGTGACCGTCACCCCGGCCATGCTTGCGCTGATGCTTGCCCTCATGGACGCCATCTGTGCGCTGATGGCCGAGGTCATGCCGGACAGGCTTGCCTGCATCCCGGATCCGATGCTCTCCCACGCCCCGCTTGTGCTTGCGGAAACGTCAGCCCAGCATTGATCGAGGGCGGACGTGACCGTGGCGGTCAGCTGTTCGATGGTGGCGGTTATCGTGTCTGCCCCCTGGGCGATGCCGTCAGCCATGGCGTTGATGGTTTCGACACTTGCGTTCGCCGCCGTGGCCGTCGCACCGGACATTCCGCCGTCAATGCCGGAAGTGATACCGGAGGTAATGGCCGAGCCGGAGGCGGTGGCCGCAGCGTCCACGGCGGGGATGTTGTCCATGATGGACGAATTGAGCGCCGTGGTGGCGGAGGCTCCCAATTCCGAAACGGTCCCGTTGAGTGTGGCCGTCCCGGCGATGATGCCGTTGTTCATGCTGTTGGTCAGCGAGGTCCCGGCCTGCATCGCGGATGCGTCCACGGTGGGGGTGTTCGCATTCACGCTGCTGGCAAGGGCGGACATGGCTGTGGCCCCGCTGTTCTGAGCGGCGGACTGCACCAGCCCTGCGGAGGACGTGATTCCGTTCGCCAGACTGGAGGTCGCGGTCACGCCGTACTGCCCGATCTGCGAAGTGTCGAACTGGAACTGGTACGCCGCCGTGTCCACAACGTAAGAGGCGGCGGTCCCGACTGCGGGTGCGCCGGACTGGAGGCCGGTTGCCCCTGCTTGTGCAGCGTCAAAGCCTCCCCCGGTGAATACGCTCTTGAGGCCGTTCCACAGATTCTTTCCGATATCAAGCAGCCCGGTGAAGGCGGCGATGATGCCCTCCCCGATGGCTTTGATCAGGTCGATACCAACCTGGAGCCAGTCGATGCTGAAGAT